GCCCGGTAGATATTCTCTGAGAGTTTCGCCATATGAAACAAAGGTTTGTCCGCTAAGTCTGCCCAAAGGGCAGCAGGCGATGAGCGGCCTGCAAAGCAGGAGCCGGCTGACTACCTTATGGACGGGCTTTCTCTGTCCGTCCACTTCCTCCGCTCAGGCAGAGGGCTCCCTTCGGGGAGCCCGAGCCTGATCCGCTTTAGAGGGCCTTAGAGCCCGATCGAATAATCCATCTGACCCGATGCCCTATCGGATTATTCGGCTTGCTCCGAATCTTGATATCCTGAATAGGAACGCAAGAGCCATAATTACCCGACGGAAGGAAAGACAATGCGTAATCTACTACTCGCAATCCTCGCTCTACTGCTATACCGCTGACTTCTACCAGGGAACGAGCTTCAACTTAGCTACAGCTTCTATCGAGGCTAGGTTGACCGCAGAGGCCCCGTAAGCGGCCCAAGGAGCCAGTCCAATAATCAATCAATCCCATGGGGCCTACTCGATTATTCGAGCGGGCCTTTGGCCTTTCTAAGGGAGGAAACATGAAGTCATCAACCGAGTCCCTGCGAGCTTATGCCAGAGCCTACGCAGAGCGAAGCGCTCAGGAGCAGGGCCTTCCCCCGAAGGTACAAGACCCGCAGACGCTGAACAAAGCGGCAAGCATCCTATTCAGAATCGCCACTCAATAGCAACGCGCTCAGGGTTGAAGAAGCGTCCGTTATTCTTGGTCTTGCGTACGACGATCCTACTAACTACCTGCGCGAGCAGAGCCCTTCGCTCCGAGATAGAACGCTTCTGCCACTCTTCTCTAGCCCTGCCGGCAAAGCCTTCCAGCATAGGCGCTACGGGAGCCTTGGCAAGCTCTACCTCTAGCTTCTCCATGCGAGCCTTGAGCGGTTCGTAGGCGGCTAGGAAGCTAGAGCGATCAATCACCGCGAGGACGTAGTGGTCAGTCGTCAGACCCGCAGCCCGCTCCTTGATAGCGGCTAGCTCCTTCTGCATATCCGTGCGAGATGTATCCTGAGCCGATGCCGATTCGGAGAGAGCGGGAGTGTCGAGCCGATGAAGCAGAGCCTCAGTCGCGACTAGCTCTACCGGCTCATTGACTACGGTGATCTTTCCGCAGCCGCTACTCATCGGCTGTCCGACGCATTGCCAACCGGCGACCCTTCCCGCTCTGCGAGGGAGCGGCTTGGCATGAAGCTTATGACCGCACTCGCAATAGAGGAAGCCGCTCAGAAGCGTCTCCCGATGCTTATGCTTCGGAGCCCTATCGGGATTGTTCAGGATCACGCGGATACGGACGACGGTATCCCAATCGAGGATGGCGGGAATCTCGTCAGATGGATAGACCTTGCCCTTGTACTCTCGGACTCCGGCGAGTCGAGCGCTCATCATCATTCGTCGCACTGTGGAAGGTCTCCAGAAGTTCCCTCCGATGGTTTCCACTTCCTCCTTATTGAGGCGGCTAGCAATGCCGGTAAGGCTCTCTCCGTTGAGGATCGCGGTCGCAATGCCACGGATGATCTGAGCCTCTTCCTCAATAAGCGTCCTGCGGTCATAGCTGAGCCCAAAGGGCCTGCTTCCTCCCCCTACGATCTTGCCGCCTTCCGCTAGCTCAAGATGCTTGCGGCTGATGCGAAGGGACGTATTGCGGCTTTCCTCATTACCAATCGCAACCTGAATGGTGAGAAGAAGATGCGAGCCGTTGTTAGAGGTATCAATCCCGCCTTCGACGGTACGCACGAACGCATGGCCCGTCTCGATGGCGTCAACGACGGTCGCCAAGTCCTTGAGCTTCCGGGTCAGGCGATCCAGCTTCCAGACGAGCAGGCCATCGTAGGAGCCAGCCTTGATGTCCGAGACCATCGCTTCAAAGACCGGGCGCGGCTTCGTCCCGAAAGCAGAGGTATCGTCCTCTCGGTAGACCCGAGCTACCTCCCACTCCATCGAAGCGGCAAGCTCCCTGCAATCCCGCTCCTGGCGAGCCGTCCCCGTCGATGTCCCGTCCGGGTTCTCGCTGATCCGGCTATAGATGGCGACCCGCATCCGATCCTCCTGTTGAGACCCGTTTCAGCATACCTCCTGTCGAGCAGGTAGCGCAATACGGGTCTCAAAGAAAAAGAGCCCCGCTACCCGAAGGCAACGAGGCTCTTCCTGCCTGCCGCTGATGGTTGGCTACTCCGCTGAAAAGCGGCTACTCCGCTACGGGCTCCCGCTCAGGCTTCGCCTGCTGCTTGGGCAGACTCAGGCTCCTTGTCCTGAGGAAGCACGATGCCGAGCACTTCGGCAGCCGCGATGAGCTTCGCCCGAGTCGGCTCGATTGCGTCGATGCGAGCTTGCAGGTCTGCGATCTGCGCTTCGTAGGTAGCGCGGTCTCCGTCTAGAGAGCGATAGCGGGCCAGGATGCTTGCCTCGACTGCGCTGTCCGAGCCTCTGTCGATGGCGACTGCGGGCCTGCCCGGGCTCCTGCGAACCCTCTTCGGAGTCCGGCTTTGCCGGCCGCTCTCGTCTGCGTAGAACTCGTTGTACCAGTTGCGGACGGACGCCAGGGAGAAGCCACCGCTTGCCTCGGCTACCTGCGAGAACGCATCTTGCTTGGTCGAGCCCCCGTCGATCAGGGTCTTGGCCTCGGTCGCGTACTCGTGCCGTTGCTCGTTGGTCGCCCTCTTGCGTCCCACGGCTGCCTTGGCCATTCGTGCTCCCTTCGGTTGGTTGGAAGGATCATACACTATAAATCCGCGGTGACCGGAACCTCTGTTTGTGAAGGCAAGTATTTTAGTAACATATCCTAAGGGGGATATTACTTTGAATTCAGTTAGCGAATCATGGGGCTCAGGCCCTGCAAGGCTTACCCAACCGGCTACAAACGAAGAGACAGAGAGAGTGCTATTTCTCAGTGACCTTCATGCACCGTTTCACGACGAAGCGATATTCGCTTCCGCACTCCGGCTCATCAAGAAGGTCAAGCCGCACCGAATCGTCATCAATGGCGATACCAACGACTTCTTCCAGTTGAGCCGCTTCAATACGGCAATGGAGAGGCTAGACCTACTCCAAAGCGAACTAGACGCAGGCAACGTGCTCCGAGCCCGCATCCGTGCGGCGGCTCCGAATGCAGTGATCCACGAGACCGAGGGCAACCACGATTCTCGGCTTGTGAGTTACGTCTCCAAAAACGCTCATGCTCTCAGGAGCCTTGACGCCATCAAGCCGGAATCGCTCTTCGCTTGGCGCGAGCTAAATATTGAGTCGCACGGGATAGAGGGATTCCTGCTCCGCAGAAATTTCCTCGTGATTCACGGCGGCATTGTGAGACAAGAAGCTGGAGCTACGGCCAAGGCAGAAGCCCTCAAGCACGGCCTCAACGGAGCGAGCGGCCACACTCACCGCTTGGCCTTCTACCGCAAGACCTCCTATGACCCGCTGGAATGGTGGGAGAGCGGCTGTCTCTGCCAGCTAAGTCCCGACTATGTTCCCGGAGTTCCGAACTGGCAGCATGGGCTACTAATCGGCCACTTCTCGACTAGTTCGGATGCCTTCATTATCGAGCCCGTAAACGCTTTCAACGGCAACTTATTCTACGGCGGGAAGAGCGTATAGCCGGTAGCCATCGGCAGATAGATAGACGGGAAGCCATTGCGGCCGACCACTAGGCAGCCTCTCTCGGAGCGGGGCTGCCTTTCTATTAAGTCGAATAGAGCCAATTCTCGCCCATATTAAATAGGGAAGACGTGAGGGCTGACTGCATTATTAGACTAGCTCCTAGGGGCGTTTACGCCCCCTTCCTGGGCATCCTAGCGGCATCTGCGTAATGCGGCTTGCGGCAGCCGGGTTCCATATATGTAAAGGAGGGAAACCCCCAAATGCCACTATTAATTCCGTGCATAGAATGTGGGCGACTCTGCCCAAAGCTGATCCGTTCAAGATGTTCTCTTCATGCCATGGAGGAAAGGAAGAGATATGGCATGGATTCACAGTGGGCGAAGCTATCGAGGATTTACCGGCAACGGAATCCCGCCTGCGAGCTATGTGAAGCGACAGAGGGTCTGACCGTTCACCATATCAATGGCCGCGAAGCGGGGAACGGCTATGACAATTTAATGACACTTTGTCTCGGTTGCCATGGCCGGGAAACTGCACGAATTCAGAGGGAAGGATACTAAATGCTTGCGACACCTAAGCACTTGAGCGCAGATGGCAAGAAAGAGTGGCGCTCCCTCGTTGCCAGATTAGAAGAGGCAGGCATCGCGCTCCACACACTGGACACGGACGCTCTAGAAGTAGTGGTAACGCTTCGCATCCGAAGGCGCTTCTTCTCGAAGATCATAGAAGATGCGATGAGGGACGGGGTTGCATACTACTGTGTTGGCACGAATGGCGCCGTGGCCCCTCACCCGGCCTTCTCTCAGGAGAAGCAGGCGGCAGACACGCTCTACAAGTACCTAGGAGCCCTAGGACTGAGCCCTAAGACCCGCGCTGAATTGCTCAAGATCGAGGCTCCGGCCGGAGACGAATTGTCACTGTGAGTAGCGCAATGGCTATAAAGCCCGCCACAGAGTCAGCTACCGCCACAGAGGGAACTCGCGTCTCGAAGTTTTTTGAGAAGTACCTTCGGCATACGAAGGACTACGGAACTGGAGAGGCATTCACCTTTGAGGACTGGCAACGAGACTTCATTGATGAGGCTTTCCGGCTCGATGAGGATGGTTCTCGGCTCTATCAAAGGGTCATCCTCGGCATACCTGCTCGGAACGGGAAAAGCTCAGTTGCGGCGGGTCTAGCTCTTTATATGCTGATGTTCGATGAGGTAGCGCAAGCCCCGGAAGTACTCGTAGGCGCAGGCTCAGGCGACCAAGCAGGAGTCGTTTTCAACGCGGCAGAAACCTTCATCAGAATCAATCCTACGCTCAGAAAGAACCTTCGCTGTCTGCCTTCCCGAGGCACCATCAAGTGGGTCTCTGGCAAGAAGCTCGGTAGCGTCAAGCGAGTCAACTCTGAGGCAGGAAACCTCTTCGGCAAGGATGCCTCCTTCATCGTCTTTGATGAAGTCCACGAGGCTGACGATGCTGTTTATACGGCGCTCTTCTCGCGTATGGGTTCACGTAAGGAGCCCATGATGCTGATGATAAGTACCGCAGGCGGCAACAAGGACTGTCTTCTAGGCAAGCTCTACGAAGAAGCACTCAACAACTATGAGCTTGAGTGGAAGAGTCCTTACCTCTTTGTGGCCCGGGACAAGAAGAGCCGCACTCTCGTTTGGTGGTATGGCGCTCCAGAGGATGCGGACATCGACGATCCGGAAGTGTGGAAGGGCTGCAATCCCGCTTCGTGGATTACTGACCAGAAACTATCCGAGCTACGCGAGGCTTACCGAGTCAACGAGTCTGACTTCCGCAAGTACCACTTGAATCAGTGGGCCAGCGGAGAGGGAGCGCTATTGCCGCACGGAGTATGGGAATCCTGCAAGAACCGCGATATTGGATTTGAGGATGGCGACGACGTATGGCTAGGAGTTGACGCTTCCAAGAACCGAGACCATACCGCGGTGGCGATGGTAGGCCCCGAGAAGGATGGACAGCGGCCAGTCAAGGCTTTCGTATTCGAGTATGACCCTCACGGCCAATACCTCCCTCAGCAAGCCAAAGAGAAGGTTCAGGAGCTAGCGGCCAAGTACAACATTCGCTCCGTTGCCTTTGACCCGCACCTATTCGGCTCGGAAGCCAATGACCTATCAGAAGAGGGCCTAACCATGGTTCAACTCAATCAGGCGACAAAGCGCATGACCGAAGCCACCATGAAGTTTACGTCACTGGCATTCGAGAAGAAGCTAGCCCACGATGGGGATACAACACTCGCAGCGCATATAGCGAACTGTCAAGTAAGAGAAAACAATCAAGGTCATTTGACCATTCGGAAGATGGGCAATCAAGACAAGCGCAAGATTGATGCGGCGGCGGCTCTCATCTTCGCACTTTCCATAGTTGAGGACACTCCCTCTAGCTTTATCTTCATCGTCTAGGAGACATACACAATGTTCAGAAAGAAGAAGACGGTTCGCATCTTCACCAAAACCGGGAATACCTATTCCGGCGTGTTGATGCACAGAGGAACCTACCGCGGGACATTCTTCGTCCTCGCCAATGCCAGCATGATCGACGCTGATAGGTCTGTCCCCATGGACGGACTATTCAGTATTCCGACAGATAATGTCGAAGGGTTTCTAGACATGAAAGTAGTGGAGAACTAATGGCCGTAATCATCCCCTCAGGCGGCAAGAATATTCAGGCTAGGGGCTATAACCCTAACGAAGACACGCTAGTTCCCTCATTAGCGAGCACCCTGCGGGCTTCCGCGGGAGTCTTCGTCCGTCCGCATCTCGTCATTGGCCTTCCTGCGGTATCGCAGGCCCTCAGGATGATTAGCGAAGACCTCGGCAAGCTCCCGCTCCAGGTATTCGAGAATGGTGCTAGCGAGCGTACCAAGGCTCCCGGAACGTGGCAATGGAAGCTCCTTCACGACTTTCCGAACGCTGAGACTGGCCCTATGGCCTTCTGGTCTGACGTGGCCAAGTCTCTCCTGCTCTACGGCAATGCCTTCCTCTGGAAGAGCAAGACCGCTGGCAAAGTTACTGAGCTATTCGTGCTTGACCCTACCCGCGTAGGAGTCAGCCGAGAGGACGGACAGAAGCTCTTCCGCGTCGGCGCAGACCGCGAGCTTCATACCTCAGCCCGAATCCTGCATATCCGCGGAGATTCGACCGAGCCGGGGTCAACGCTGGGAACGTCCATCGTCACTCAACACACAGAGCTATTCGGCGGTTACCTAGCTCTCCATCGTTACGCGCAGACGTTCTTTGCCAATGATGCCACCCCTAGCGGAGTCATTGAGGTAGCGCACGACATGAAGAAAACGCAGGCTGAGGAAATGGTGGCCATCTACGAGTCTCGTCACCGCGGCTCTAGCAACGCTCATAGGACGGCCGTTCTCACCAATGGCGCAACCTATAACGCCGTATCCAGCAATCCGGCTGAGGCTCAGCTAGTGGAGCTATATCAGCATTACTCAAAAGAAGTGGCTCGCATCTTCGGCATGCCTGCTTCCAAGCTCTCGGCATCGGACTTCGCTGAGGCTCCACATGATGAGCAGAGCTACCTAGAACACGCTCTAGGGCCAGTCATCGGCTACGTGGAAGACGCTCTACGCATTGACCCTGACCTATTCGGGCCTGCTAGCCGGCTGGAACCAAAGTTCCATATTGACGCTCTGCTCCGCGTAGCTCCGAAGGATCGCGCGGAAATCTACACCAAGCAGCGTCAGTCCGGTATCCGAACCATCAACGAGCTACGCGAGCTAGAGAACCTTCCTCGCCTTGACATGCCAGAGGCAGATATACCCCAGATGGTATCGGTAGGCGGCAGCGATAAAGTCCCAGAAGCGTCGAAAGGTGCCGAATGAAAACCGCTAGCGTGAGTTTGAATGCGGAGCGCGGCGACTTCTCCAGTCTCCTGGAGCGGATGGCGGCGATCAGCCAATGACCGGGCCAATGCCAGACAAGGGTTACGAGTCGATGGAAGTAACCGTCGCTAGGCTGGAGGGGAAGCTCGACTACCTCGCCGAGGTGCTGCGCCGCGTGGAGACGCAGACCACGAAAACGAACGGCATCGTCCGGATGCACGCTTCACGCCTCGACAAGGCCGAGGGGCGGCAATCCGGCGTGTCGGCCGCTACGGGTCTGGTGATGGGCGCAGCAGTATTGATTATCTCTGTAGTCGCGGTGCTGGCGAACGTCCTAACCGGCTAACGAAAAGCGGAGAAGAAACTGCTTTCGCAGTACTACCTACGTTAGACGTATGAAAGTGCCCTCAGGTAACATGTCTTTACAGATTCCTTACTCCCTTTACAAACACTTCACAACTTTAGACCATGACCATTCTTGAGCAAAGCTCGGCAGACTCAGGCTTCGCCTGCTGCTTCGCAGACTCCGGCAGCCAAGCAACAGATAAGTAGGAGACTCCAAAATATGCTGATTGAAAAGCGCACAACTGAATTCGAGTCGGAAGTGACAGACTCTGGTGATGACCGTGGTTGGAACATCATTGGTCATGCATCCGTCTATGACCGATTATCCGAGAACCTTGGTGGCTTCCGAGAGAAGATTGCCAAGGGAGCCTTTGACGAGGCCATTGACTCATCCGATGTCCGCGCTCTCATCAACCATGATCCGAACCTTGTCCTTGGCCGCTGGCTCAACGGCAACCCTAAGAACACACTTGAGCTTAGGGATGACAAGTTCGGTCTCCGAGTTTTTATCAAGCCCCCAAACACGACTTACGCGAATGACCTCAAGGAAGTCATGGAGAGGGGAGACGTAAGTCAAATGAGCTTTGCCTTCACCGTATCTGACGATGAATGGCTAGAGAAGGACGGAGAGGTAATCCGAACAATCCGCAAAATAGATCGTCTCTTCGACGTATCGGTAGTTACCTATCCGGCTTATCCGCAGACGGACGCTTCTGTCCGCTCTGTATTTCAGAAGGCACTTGAAGATGGTCGCATCGCATCAGGCGATGGGTCATCCGCTGTAGGCGTCATGGATAGCCATGAGCTTACTCGGGCAGCCGCTCATGATGAGCATGAGGGTTCCGAAGTGGCAGTTGCCGACCTAAAGGCCAACGCATTACGCGACTTGGCAATTTTCAAATACCACCTGAATAAGGAAACCAACTAATGAACATCGCAGAACTACGCGCGCTCTACAACTCAGCAGTTACTCGCATGAACGATGCCGAAGAGGCAATCCGCTCAGCAGAGGGACTTGAGGACGTTGAGGCTCGCATCGCTGAGGCTAACGACACCAAGGCAGAAGTTACCCGCCTTGCAGACAACATCAAGGCTTATGAGTCAATCGAGGAAGCTCGCTCTGCTCACCAGCCGGTATCGCTGGCAGATAACAAGACCGAAATCCGAGTAGGCAACGAGCCTCTTACGTACGAAAAGAACAATGGCAATGACTTCTTCGTGGACGCTATTCGTGCTCACTTTGGTAGTTCAGAGGCCAGGGAGCGCCTATCTCGACACAATGAGGAAATGCGAGCCATCGGCCGTGTTGACGAAACCCGAGCGGTTTCTACCAGCAACACTGGCGGACTGGTCATCCCGCAATACCTCACCAACGTCATGGTTGCTCCTGGCAAGAATCGTCCGTTTGCTGACCTCTTCCAGGACTTGGGCACTCCGACGACTCAGACCATTACCATCCCTAAGCTCTCTGGCGCGGCTGTAGCAGTCCACACAGAGAACGCGGCAGTTCAGGACACTGATCCGACTGACGCAACTGAGGACGTAAAGGTCGTCGCTTACGCAGGTAAGGTCACCGTTTCTCAGGAGATGCTTGATCTTGGCATGGTAGGCCAGGAGCAGCTTTACGCAAACATTCTTCGCCAGCGCTACGACGAAGAGGTTGATAAGGCAGTCGTCAGCGGAGACGTGGCGGGACGCTACGGAGCGCTCAGCGCATCAGCAGATGTCAACGCGGTCACTTACACGGACGCTACTCCGACCGTAGCTGAGGTTTACGCTCAGATCGCGACGGCAATTGCCGCAGTACAGGCAGCCAACGCGACTCCTGACGTAATCGTCATGCATCCGCGCCGATGGGGCACCTTTGCGGCGGCAGTTGACACAAGCGGTCGACCGCTCATCGGTATCACTCAGGGTTACCAGAATGCTCTAGGCACACTCGATAACCGCGCTCCGGTCGGTTTCGTGGGTAACCTCATGGGTCTCCCGGTCATCCTGGACGCTAACATTCCGGTAAACCTCGGCGCTGGCACCAATGAGGATGCCATCATCGTGGCAGACTCAAGCAAGCTACTCAAGTGGGAGTCAACTCCGGTAGTCAAGGTTGACGACTCTACCAAGCTCGACACTATGAGCGTAATCATCCTGCTCTACGGTTACCTCGGATTCACAGTCGGCGCGCACTCTGACGCCGTATCTGTCATCTCTGGAACCGGTCTACTCGTCTAAACCCGAGCAGACACATAGGACAACAATGGGGAGCCCTGAGGCCAAGAGGCTTCGGGGCTCCCTTCTTCATAGGAGAAAACCAATGACTGACGAAGCAAACTCAAAGTACGTAAAGGCCCTCTTAGAAGAGCGTAAGAGTGTCGAGAAGCGCGGTCTCTCTGAGCGCGTAGAAGCTATCGACGCTGAGCTAAAGCGGGTAGGCCATGAGGCTAAGAAGCCCGTTGAGCGCGCTCGCAAGGCAACCATTGACACGGGAACCAAGCGATAGTGAATAACAAGAAGAATGCTCCCGGCTCTGTAGTCGTAGGGGCTGGCATCAAGCGAGCATGGTGCGAAGCAACGATTATCCGCGCCGATGGCTCTGTGGAAAACCTAGGAGTCATTTGCGATTCCTATTCACCCAACGTACTGCAACGAACCATCAACAGAATCCTGAGAAGGAATCTAACGTCTTAGAAAGACAGAAAGAAAAGGGATTATCATAGCTCCTTTGGTAACTACACGCGGAAAAGAAATAGTTGTTGATCTGCTAGTCGCATCAACATCGAAGTACATCGAGGTAGGCACTGGCAACACTGCGGAAGCAGCCGGTCAGACCGCTCTCGTGACTCCAGTCGAAACCCGAGCTACGGGCACTCAGAGCAAGGTCACTACCACTACCACCAACGACACCTATCAGGCAGTCGGTACGGTCACCGCAACGGCCGTTCGCGCTCTCCAGGAGTCCGGAGTCTTTGACGCTGCTACTGCAGGCAACATGCTTGCCCGTGGAGTGTTCACGACCGTAAACCTTGCGTCAGCAGATTCGATCGCTCTCACTTGGAAGATCGCACTCACCTAAATGTCATCATTATCAGGCGCTATCTACGCGCTAGCCGATCCGAATACCAATGTTATTCGCTACATCGGAAAGACCACTTATCCTCTTGGCCATCGACTTCTAAACCATCTAGGTGACGCTAGGCGGGATAAATCTAACAACCGTCGATGCAACTAAACGAAACGAAACGTGAGTCTAGTAGGGTCAATCCTATGACCTTGCTAACCTAGAACTAAGGAGCCGCTATGGCTGAAAACACTAAAAACGTGAACAACACTACCCTATATGCGGTGCTGGTAGCACGCACGGGCGAGGAAGACCGCACTGAGAAGCGGTACTACCCGCACGACGGCACCGAC